TACGTTTGTCTTCTTCTACAAATATCCAATTATTTTTAGCTACACTCCAACGATACAATCTTGGTGGAATTGGATCTTTTAACCCAACATACGTGAGTCGGTGGTATGATAGATCTTTAGGCTTTGTGGGGAATGCAGGTCCTTCGGTATACGGTAATCCATTAGGCGGTAAACCATCTTCGACGTAAATAGCCCGTGGGTTGATGTTGAGTTTGCTTATATTAATTCCACGATCAGCTGCAGCCGCCACTTCTGCAGATGTAAATTGTCTAACATCCGCACTATCACCACCGTTCTCTGGCACTTGTGTATTTGTATTAGCCACAATCTTCTGATCACTAAATAATGATTCTGTATTGAATACACTTTGGTCTAGATGAGCAAAATCATTTGTCGTGTTTGGTAAATTTAAATCACCGATTATATCTCGGGTTTCTTGACTTGCAATCATAGGTTTAGCAACTATCCGTTGTATAGTTGGTTTCCATCCTGGGGTAAACCCTTCAGCGGACCACATTACATCTGACACTTCTAAGTACTTCTTAACAGGAACTAATTCGGGTGTATATTGTGTTTCACTTGGTATCTCTAAAATATCCCCAATAACTATAGGTCTACCTAAAACAGAAACCACCGAATCAAACGCCACTTTAATTGTATATTCTTGAATTTGGCTCATATCAATACCAAAACGTGATAAATCTGTCGGAGCTTCCTGTAAATCGTAGAATCCCTTAATCATCAAACTTTCGCTAGCATAATTCCTATCTCTATTTTCCAAAAACCCATTATCATCTTGTATGTTTGATAGCTGTGTCGATGCATAATCTATCAATTCTAATGTAACCACACCCCAAAAATCTGTCGGCCCACCATTGAACGCTAGTGGTCGAAGTCTCCAGTACCGCGCCGCAGCTGATTGTTTAACTGATAATTGATTTGTATCCTCATTATCCGGTAACGTCAATATAGCTACTCCATACCACGTTATATTATCGTCCGAACGCTCGACTCTTACTTTGGTGACTCGGTTCTTTTGTACACAAGCCTGGCGTATTTTGATAGTGGTGATGTGTTGTCTTACTTCTGTCTCTATACCATATCTCAATCTTCCGTTATCCAATAATATAGGACCAAAGTCGTATCCAATATACGCATGTTGTGTAACAAGATTGCCTTTTTGAGTAGATCTCCATTCTGCAGTATTATTAGCAAACGCGTTACTAGCAGGAAATTGTGGATATTCCCCACTAGAAACAGCAGTTCCCTTTCCTGTAAGATCGATTAAGCGTCCTTGTTCGTGAATACCTAATAGTTTAAATACATTTATAGGCGCTGCCCCGATATTTAAATGTTCTGCCACGAACCCAGCCATCAAGCAATTTGCTGGATCGCTACCCAAACTGAATGGAGAACATACTTGTTCGTTGTTGCAGTTTGTGGAAGTAAAATCTTTATTACAATCTGTTGCCATTATGTACTTTCATTAATTAAGTTCTGTATGTTTGTTAATTTTTTCACTTCTACATCAGCCCATTATAATCGTGCTGCCTAACCCATACTCCTCTATGTCGGTTGCGATAAACTCATCCAACTCCAATAAACATCTCTCGAAATCTTTATCCGCCTGCGCTCGCAAATCTTGTGCATTTAAAGATATCCCGCCTCCAGCACCAGGTAATGTTTGAAATTTTCCACGGATTTCAGCCAAAATCATTCTAGCTTCCGCTGTAGCCCATGTTTGGATCCAATTATTAAGCATCCGATCCCCTAAAATATCCTGCTCAGTACGTTCTATAGTAGCGTCAAGTAAAACTCTTTCATTGCGCCAAATGGTTTGCATTAAACTCAACTGACGCTTTCGTTCATTCCACTTATACATTAAGTTGGATGCAAACAATTTTTCCATCAATTCGACATACTCATTCATTATATGATAAGAAACTAGATCAAATGTTCCCATATTGTATAATTGTTGCAGCATTACTTGACCATACACACCCTGTCCTTCTGCAGCACCCAAAAATGATGCTGTCATTCTATGCAATCCCATAACATTCACTACTTTATTAAAACCTACTAATTTATCCGATAATATGTAATGTTGTTGTCCTGGCCACAAATCTAAAAAGAAAAATACCCGCTCGTATGCAGATGAGCTAGATCTACGTAGTGTCTGCAACGCTTGATCAATACAAAAATCTAATTGTTCTTTAGTTAGTTCAACTTGAACTGTTGGATAACCCAATTCTAACAAAATAGACTCTACCATATCTCGACGTTCATCAGATGACCCATCAGTCCCAATACCTTGTAGTGACCATGTGGGATATGTTTCCACACCATCTCCACCATTAACCGGCGTTAATATTTTTCCAGTTGGAATAGTAGATCCAAATAGACCATAAGGAAATGGCGGTTGAACATAATTACCATCTGTTATATAAACACTGGATAATCCACCTCTAGTTCCACTAAATATAGCAATATTTCCACTGTCCATAACTGCATAAGCAGGAGGAACAATAGAAACCCATTTCCCATCCCATTTATATAAGGTACTGTCTGTAGTATTATACCAATTAGTCCCAACCGTTGGTGTAAGTGAGTTTACTGAATACATTAAAGTAACCCAACTAGATCCATTCCATTGATTTAGGGAATTGGTCGATGAGTTAAACCAATAACCCCCCAATGTAGGACTTGTAGGGGACGTATTATATTCAATGTAATTGATAGCAACCCATACAGTTCCATTGTACATAAACCACTGGTTACTTGTAGTATTATAATAATACTCCCCAGTTGTTGGTAAAATAGGATTCGTAGACCAATTTATATAGTCAACTTGGCACCACTGCGATCCATCCCAACGAGACAATTGTTTTGTAGATGGAACATACCACGCATCATCCACAGTCATCGCAATAGCATTGGCTGGATTTGTAGAGGATATAGTGAAATTACTTACGCTTACCCATGATGATGTTAATATATCCCATATGTACAATAAGTCTGTAGTTGTATCCCACCATAGTTCGCCTGCATTAGTAACTAAAGGATCTCTAACCCATAATATTATAGGGGTATCTACCCAATCAACACCATTCCATACTAATAGGATTTCTGTTGTTGGGTTATACCAGGCAAAGTTTATAGCTGGTAATGTCGGTGCAGTAGTAGATATGGAAAATGCGGTAGTGAGCTTAACCCAAGAAGTGCCATTCCACTGGTTAATGGATCCAGATGTTTCATCATACCAGTATTCGTTAGTTACGGGGACTCGTGGATCTGTTGGCCACAATATAGCCATAGTACTTTCCCAAGCACCAGATGTAACATCACCTGTATTACATGTACCAGTAAAATCCTTCCAATAAGATAGTGTGTTTGTTGATTCGTCAAACCAATAGGAGTTACATGCTAGTTTTGGTGTACCTGCTGGATCCATTTCTTGTATGTATGTATTGAGTGGTATCCATACAGAACCATCCCACAAATATGCTTTTGTACCATCAAACCAAAATTCATCACATGATACTTGATTTGGTTCCTTTTTATAAGATATGGCTTGAATTGCATCCCAGCTCGACCCATTCCACTGATATAAGGTATTTGTATCTTGTTCATACCAATAGTCACCATTATTTGGCGTCGTTGGTGTGGTCGCACTTACGATTGGATTTAATGATGTGTACTTGTATCCATCCCATTGGTACAACTGTTTAGTTGTTGTATTGTAGTAATACCCGTTAGTATTCGGCGGCACAGAGCCTTGATATGGATTATTGAGCGCAGCTAGTTGGTAATTTAAATTAGCTAATAAATCATCGAATGTTGCTGCATTACTACCCAATACGTTGATATCGTAGGTTTTACCTGGGACAGTAACAACAGCATTGCCTGTATTCAAATCAAGTTGATATAAACCATCTAATACCAATCGAAAGCTATATGTTAGCGTAGGTATCAACCCTGTTGGATCAGCACCATTGATACCATAATTTATGAGTTGATAACCTGCAGTATCCTCAGTGCCTGGTGTACCGTAATGTTGGGAGTATGAATGAACTCCCTCGAGATGATATTGACATACGTTATCCACAGCAAAACCAGCAACGTAGTATGGTGTATTATTTTTAATACCAGTTATATCTACATAAGTAGTGGTTTTATCATCATAAAAAGCTCCTACTACCATTGCTGTATCTATCTTATCACCTGCAAACAGATTTGTATCAGCTGTCGGGTCACCAGTATAATAAACACCATTTGTCACGGTACGTTGTTGATCTATCGCTACTGTATCTAGTACAATTACTATGCCATTATACGCCGCATCAGCAATGCTGCATCCAGGAGATGCTTTTGGTAATGTCCATGATATACGTGCAGTAGTATCACTTGTTTTTTCAAACTTGATTGTGATTTCACTACCTTCGTGCTGAATTTTATTTGGGGCATCTGAATAAAAACCTAAAGTACTCACTGAGTCTCTCCTTTATGACATTTAGAGTATTTATGATGCGAGTAGAATGGGCGGGAATTTTGGATTGTTTGACTTATTGTTGTTTTGTGTTTTTGTTTAACCATTTTTTGAATTTGTCACCAGTCCAATATGTAACAAACTCTTCATCTTCATCTATGTCTTTAACATTCTCAAATTTTATCGATATTGGTGTTGGCGTTACATCAACACTTGCATATTCCCATTCGACAACTATTGATTGTTTTGGCTTTAGTGATACTTGATGTTTATCATCTCTTTCACCCAATACGAGTTTACAATATGATACAATATCATATGTCACCGTTTGTACAGGATGTTCATTGATTGCCATTAGCAACTGTTTTTTCGAATCTAAGTACTCTTTAAACGTAAGTTTTGTCATAATGCAATTATCGAATCCTGAAATAATATTACGTATTTATGTTAATGATTGATGTATGCATCAAAAATGGAGGGAACAAATGATTTGAGTTTATCTCGGGATCCTATATTGTCTCTCTACCCCAACATTTGTAAATTGTCTGGATGTGCACACAACTGCCGTACTAATAAACACTATTACCGAGGGTAAACAAAAAACCCACATTTCTGTGGGTTTTTTGTTATTACTTTATAACTACTGTTACTGATTAAGCAAGGCTTAATGCTGATACATTGATTTTACCGTAGTAGTCTGCAGAGTTACCCAAAGATGTTGCCTTTTGAGTAAATGTTGCTTTACCATAACGAGTCATCAATGAAACAACTGGTTGGAAAGTAACAGGGTTGATAACAACGCCAGAGCTCATTAATGGGATGTATGGGCAGTAGAAGTATCCACTGTCAGTCTCACCATTACCACCTTTGTAACCAACCAAGATAGAATCATTACCAGAACCACCAACGCTAGTTGATTGAACTTGATTCCACAAGTAGCTGTACACTTTGATTGTACCATTTAAAGTACCAACCAACATTGTGTTATTAGGACCCTTGAATGAACCTTGCACTGCAGGTGCAAAAACACTCTTACTTGCAGATTGCAATACTGATACAATCATTGGACTAACAACGATGAAGTTACCAACACCACGACGAGTCTTACGACCAATTTCATTCGCAACGTAGTTGATCATAACGCCCAAGTTAGCCAAACGATCTCCAACGAATGTTGGACGGTAGTAACCAGGAGCACCAGGTAAAGAACCATCAAATGCAGCAACTGTACCAGCCAAACCTAACAAGTCAGTGATAATTTCATTGTCAATTTCTTGAACGATTTCAGCAGACAAAGCCTGTGTCATTTCGTTTTCAAGATCAAGACCATGTTGAGCTTGCAAATCTTGCATAGCCTCAATTGTCCAACCAGCTTGCAATTTACGTGAACCAGCCTCAACAGCTTGAGAAATGATTTCAACGCCCATCTTACGACCACCAGAACCTTCAAGGTATGAACCAGCACCACCGTGTAATGGACCAGCAGCCCCGTAAGTACCAACAGCAGCAGCATCTAAACTCGATGGCCATGCATGACCTTGTGCAGTACCTGTGATAGAACCTGGAGCAGGAGCACCCATACCACCAGCACCGGCTGCTTGAGCAACATCAGTAGCACCAGAATAGAAACGACGCATTGCATTCAAGTTACCAAATGCTTCAAAGTCGGTTGGATCTCCAGCGTTAGGAATATCACCTTCAGGGGATAATGCAGTAGTTATTGACTCATTATACTTATAACGAAGTGAGTACACTAAACCAACTGGACCTTGCATTGGTTGAACACCAACAATTTCAGTAGCGATGGTCGAAGGAATAATACGACGAATCATCGGGATCAAAATTTTACGGAAACCAGCGATTGCACTTGCATCTGTAGAACCACCAGCTGCATTTTCAGACAAAACTTGGTTTTTTTGATTCTCTAAT